GGCTTGTATGCATTAAGTCTTACTCTAATATCTTCCGCATCTTGACCATCTGCAAGAGCAAGAGTTCTTGTAATATATCTTGCTTGTGCATTACCGCTGTTTGCGTTTGTCTCACCAGTAGCATCATTATTCACCGTATTGTTAACCAACGTCAGATTAACTCTCTCTAAATCTACAACAGGACCTATTGAAGGATTAGATGTTGAAAGTGTATATCTTACTTCTGCAGATTTCTGTCCAGAGATATTGGTTGCTTCAAGAGACTTACTCAATACATACTTCGGATTGCGATAGTTTGTATTTTGATTTATATCTACAGCTCTGAAAGCAGTATCTCTTGCTGATACACTTGTATTAAGCTTAGTAGTAGCTGATAGCGCTGATTCTTCAAAAGTCAATGTACCAGTATTAAGTCTTAACGTATCAACTTCGATAGCGTCAATACTCTTAATCGTTGTCGTGTAACCTGATAATTGACCTTTCAGCTGTTCTCCATTGGTAAATGTACCGGAAGCATTCTCAATATGCAATACTGTATTACTACCGTAATTTACATTATCATAGTATATAACATCACCAGATGGTGTTGATTCACTATGAATTACTGCGTGTGGTTCTTGTTTAATACCGTTAATTACAACATTAACTCTCTCACCAACAGTAAACTTGCTAGCTGTGGAAACATCTTTTACGACCACAGTATTAGAACTTTGTGAAACTACAATACCGTTAGCACCCGATGTATTACCTACCAGTACATAGTTAGTATTTACTGACAGAACCGTTGTATTGACAAGTGTCGAATGACCTACTACTTGCTCACCAATAGTATTGAACGTATTGGACCCAGTAATTTGGAAGAACTCTTTATCTTCATTTTTAAATACTGCTGTAGCAGTTGTATTACGTGCAAAGTTAGCAACGTAAAGGTTAAACTTAATATCTTCTTCTTGTACTGGAGACCATTGTCTATCATTAGACGAAGCATACAGTGTTCCTACATAAGGCTGTTTGCTTATTCTTTCCCCAGTAATAAGATCAGTACCACCAAGCCTTGAAACATAAAGCGAGGTGTTAGGATTGTTAGCACCAGGCTTAACAACTATTGCATACTCTTTTCCAGCAACCAGAAATACCGGAGAAGAAAAATGTACAGGAGTAGCACCGCCAGAATTAGTCGTCGTGTTAATATCGTCTGCTTCTATAGTTACGTCGGAGAAAGGAAGTACTCGGTCAGTGATATATGCACCGGAAGGACCTACTTCTCTAATTTCTACAAATACTGGTCTGGTTGCATCTTTTGTTGCAAAGAAAAGATCTATCTTAGTTAAGTAAACACCCGACGTTAAGGTAAAATTATTAAAGTTACCTACAGTAAATGTTTGTGCTATAGGATCTACAGCTCCATCATACCCCGGAAAGTTTAGATCTTGTTGTTCTCTAAAGGTAGCCACCTGTGCCGGAGTAGCATCTATAGGCTCAAAATTTTCAGCAAAGCTTGCGCTTGAATCCCATGAGTCAGTTAAATTCCTCATATTAGTACGAGCTGACCCATCCGGATTTCTACCTGGAGTTAACTCTACAACATGACCTGCAACTCTTACACTGTCTGTAGAAACGGAAGCTCTTGTACGTGTCTGTGTAACACTTGTTTGTACAGTTTCGTATGTACGAGTAGATATAATTGTATCTTGTACAGTTTCACTTGTGCCACGTGATGTATAGGTTGCCTCACCTGACGTTGTTACAAGACCAGAACCTGTTTGGTTTTGCGCGTTATCAGACAATCTAAGTCTTCGAGATCCTGCTCTAAACTTTAATTGGTTATCATTTGGAACTCTAAATCTACAGTATACATCACCATTACTGTCAGCAGATATTCCGCTACCCTCATTACCTGTTCTTACAAAAGATGAATTTGTAGGAGTAACATAGCTACTAACATCTGCACCGTCGAAGAATGCATAGAGAGCTGAATTTGGTTTAAAGCCTCGTCCGGTTACATTAATTACACGAGAACGCATAAATGGAATAGCGTCTGTATTAATAACCCTTGAGCCTGCTTTTCTTGTTGTAGTTTTTGGTACTACAGTAGACCGTATACCTGTTCTAACTTGCTGTTTAGTTGTCGAAGAAATTACAGTTTGATATTCACCAACACCTACAACAATACCTGTACCTGTAGCATCAGGTGATCTACCTTCTATTTTAACCGAAACATCTCCAACGTCTTGGGATGTAGTACCTGACCAAATAGTTTCCCAGTTACCCCAATCTGTTGTCCAGCTGTTTGCCATCTGAGCTATATTGTCATTTGTATTATCTTCATTAATGACAAGATCAGGAGCTCGTGTAGTATCAGTCCAGAAATCTGTAGCGGGAGAAAGTGTTATCTGTCCTAAGAAACTCCAAAATAGACCCGCTGCGTTTCTTGATGTAGAAGCGTATGGTTGCTCTATAACTTTTCTATGAGCATAATTAATTGAAGCCAGTTTACCAGCTGAAGGAACTGATACTTCACTTATTGTACCTGATGAACCACTAGTACCGCCTGACGCAGTAGCGCTCACGGCAAAAGTACCTGAAACATTTTCTAGATATAATCTTCTACCAACCTGGTATACCAATTTGCCTGACGCTGCACCTGCAGTTACGGTTTCCCCAACAGTATATGTATCGCTACCTCCTACTGTGATTCTTGCGTCATTAGGTCCAATAATAATATTTGTACTGTTACTTGATTGGTAACTTAAATCGATATTGTTTAGAGCAAACGGTGGTCGAAGCTCACCATTTGCGCGATCTGTAGAAATCTTTTAATTAGGATCAATAACGTTTCCGATGTTGTGTCCAGAAAAGTTATCAACCATTATACCGTTCTTAAACCTATCAACACCTGCATTTGTAGCAAATTTTAAGTTAGTTGCTTCATTTTCTAACATTGATAGTCTAGTATAGTACTCAACTCTATCCAACCTATCCTTTATTCTACCAATATCACGCATAGTAAATCTTTCGATTCTAGTAGGTACTACTTGACAAGCAAGATCGCTACGATTATACTGCTGACCTACGAAGGAAGATAAAGACGGATAAGGTGTAATAGTTAGCTGAGCTAACGGAAGATGTCCATCAGGTTCATCTGGATATGCTGGCAATATAGATGGCTCGCCAGACGTTACTTTAAGATTGCCTTCTGAATCAATAGAAACTATGTCTCGACGAGGAATATAATGATCAAGATCAAAGTTCGCCGTGCTATTTGGCGCCATAAATTTCAGACCACCTGCAGGTGATACTATTGTAGAACCTGTAGCGGGATTTATACTAATGTTTGTAAGCGACGTAACATTATTAGCAGTGTCTTGTATTCTTGGTCTAATATCAATGCTATTTCTAAGATCATACGATCTACCGTCTACAGGAGAACGGTAAATAGGTATTTCTTGTGTTGTGATAGCTAATGTGTTAGCAACGTTATTATCATCAATAGGATACGAATCAACAGAAAAATAGCCTAAACCTTGTGAAGTATCGTGTGTAAAGAAGTTCATCTTAACTAGATAAACGTCACCGGCTGTAGCAGTGCTACCAGGAGCAAGTTTTAATTTACTATGCTTGTATAAATTATCTGTTTGACCAGAATCAAGAATAAAACTAGATGTAACATCCTCGCCTTCTGATGTTGTTGTAAATAATGTATTACCGGTTTTCTTTCTAACTTCTATAAGCTTATGACCATCAGACAAACCAAGATTCCATGGACCCGTGGTATTTGTCGATCCATCGGATTGATTTACCGTTACCTCAACATATCTGTTTGATCTATAATCTTTAGCAATTTCTTGGCCATCAACACGTTGCAACTCTGTTATAACAGTTGCAGAAACTGTAGCACTTAATGTTTCTTGTATATCAAAGTCTGCACCAGTAGTAGATGTAATGTTAATTGTTCTATCAGCGCCATCTCCACCGACACCTGCCATATCAATAACGTGACCTGGCAAGAACGCTTTAGTAATATTATCACCTGAAATAGTACCAAAAGCAATTTGACTCGTAGAGAGTGTTGTTGATGTTACTGCTGTTACAAGGAATGTATTAGCATGACTTGCAAACTTAATACGATCACCAACGTTAAATTTAGTATCTGCTCCTGTCAAGCCTGTTACAGTATTCGACATTGCTACCATTGAACCAGTGTCTAGCGTGGCAGAACTTGTCGCTTCGTCATTCAATACAACATGGAAGTTTGTTCTCGTATTAGTATCAGACAATACACCAGTACCAAATGGGAATCTGTCGTCTGGTGAACCGGTTGCAACACTAAACGTACCATCGACCGCAACGGTAACATCAAATTCTTTCAAGAATGTAAAATTAGTATCTAAATTACCTGTAGTATCTCTAATTGTTTTAATACTAGATACAGGTAGCTGATATACTGCTCTGTTAAAATCAACTTCAGACAACTGAGCGCTTCCGCTAGTTAGAACAATATCAGCAACAGCGTTAGCTTGAGATACCCCTGTATTGTCAATGTGTACTGATCTTACATTCGCTAATGTATTACTAGTAGTTTGTACATCGTAAAGGTAAAGATTATATCTTGCATCAGCAGAACCTTTAGTACCCGATACATAGTCAATAGCACGTACGCGCGCTGTACCAATTTCAGTACCTGTTCTAGCAGCTGACCCAGAAAATATATTATTAGATACAGCATGTGCTGCAGTACTTCTTAATGATACTTTATCATGCGTATTAACATCCCAAACACCAGCAGCTTGATTTACAACCACATAGTTGCCATAGTTTGGTGTTACCGCTACATCTTCAAGAGATTCAAATGTAGTTGCTTTAGAAATACTGACAGGTATTGTTTGAAGTATTTCGTAATCATATCCCTTAACAAAAGCTTTACCTGGCTCAACTTCTACAACAAGCTTGGTAGCAACACCACCATTGCCTGCTGTATATCGGCCTTGATTATTTGCTTGAGCAAGATGTTCTTTTAATCTTATATCTAACCCTTCAACGACAAAATTACCGCTCGTATCATAAGAGCGACGCGCTAGATGCTCGTTGACTTTAGAATACTCAGTTCTTATTCTGTTACTAACAAGAAAACCATTTTGAACACGAGTAAGCTCAACGAAACTAGTACCTGTATTTGCTGTAGGTGCATATTTAACTAGTGTTGGAGTAAGTTTTAATCGAGCAGCTCCTGGTGCAGCATAATTATAAGAACCGGAAGCAGGGTCTAGAAGTGTTGAGTCTTCATTATTAGTTATAATGCTTTCCTCAATATTCAAACCTATCTTATACGAGCTGTATGTATTATATTTACCAAGTATAATAGACTGCGCTGGTACACGAATAAAATGATCCTTGGCAAATACAACACCTTCAGAAATTGATACACGATGTGTAAGACCTGTTGCAGAGGACCCGGTAGCCACGTTAGCAGTAAAACCACCGGTATTAGCTGTAATTATTTCGTTAGCAGTAAAAACAGTATTACCAGAAGAATTTGCTACTCCTGTATTGATATAGTTTACATATAATGTTTTAAGATCTGGTGTTGCAGCTTCAGAACCTGTATCAGAATCTATAACAACAGCTACAGTGTTAGATGTTGCACCTGTAATTTGAGTACCAACAAAATTATTTGCTGTTACTAAAACATTCGAGGAATCACTGTCTCGCAGTTTGACAAAATTTACAATTTCTATACTCGGCTCAACACCGGTTAAGATTGCGCCTTCTTTAAATACATGTTCACCAAACCGGTCGATCTGATTTTGCAGTATAGTCTGCATCTGGGTCAATTCACGACCCTGAACTGCTAGACCGGGACGATATAGAATTCGATGATAGTTTTTACTTTCATCAAAATCGTCGTAATATGGGTCAACATTAAAATTTGTGTTTAATGTAACTGTGTTAGCTATAGCCATCTCTTATCTCGTTAATACTGCAAAGTTATTTTAATATCTTCTATTTGGTCAAATGTCCTTACTGAAACTACTCTATTTTCTAAGTATAAAACATCACCAACATAAGGCTTCAATTCACCGTAGGTTATCGACGTTACGTTACCAAAATAGCTCGATGTGTTACCTGTTATTCTTTCGTTTTGGAACGTACCATTAACTGCTATTACTTTAACATCACCTGTAGTATTAAGCGATGTGTTATTAGCAAAGTATACAACTCTTGCGGTTGCTCCAGACAATTCACCGGTTATCATTTCATCTCGCTCAAGCACGCCTGTCATATTTATGACGGATAATCTTGTTGTCTGATCATAAGCAATATCTTCAGCTAACGCTGAATTACTATTGAGAATCGGATTTTTCAAAAGTCCAATAACTCTAAAATCGTTATTGGAAGGTAAATTATTACCTTCCGTTCCACTAAGTCTTACACTTAATGTGAGATTGTGTGCAGATAGCTCATCAACCGGATCTGAACCATGTCCTCCTGGAGGTGACACATACGGTGTGGCTGTTGCACCGGATCCTCTAGAACCTGATATACTAACATTAGCATAAGAATAATTAGAACCACTATTAATTGTAGTTATACTTTTTATTTGACCTGATTCTATTGATGCATATGCTGATGCATCAGATCCATCGCCATTGACAGTTATTAAAGGACCTAGTGTGTATGTACTACTTGTGTTAGGGGCGATATTAAAACCGCTGCTAAGTGTAAGTGTTCTTGTAGATCCAACATAACTAGATATTGTTCTAATTTGACCTACACCAAGACCTGAGGTTATAAAAAGAGTATCACCACTGTAGTAATTATCAACCGAGCTCGCACCGTTATCTAACACTAATACTGATGAGTTCGTAATACCTGCTATTGTATTAGATCTAGCCTGTATATAACCCGATCCATTTGATACTACATCTATAACTTCGATTGATCCATTTACTGCTGCCTGCTGTACATCCCATTGTGCACTACTGTCATCAGTGGTTAACCGCTTTATAGGCATATAGTACGGTGTCAAAAATTTTATAGCTTCAGCACCTGAAATCGTATACATAAACTTCCACCGATAACCATCTGCTGTATCGATTATCGATGTACTTGTACCTGTTGGCTCTACTGTTGAAGTAGCGCCCCTATTATTGAATATGCATTTATAGACGTTGTTGGTTGATGTTAATACATAGGGTTTTTTACCTACATCTACATCTAAATTTTCGAAATTATTATATTCATCATAAACAGTACCTGACGTCCAGTTTACTCTTTCAATTGAAAAAGTCATATCATTAGCAGTAATTTTTCTAACGCCTAGCATGTCTCGCCAGGGGCTATAATCAATATATGTTACTGATTCTGTGATTGACGGTGGTGTATCGCTGCTCGGCCATTCTTGTACTCTACCTATAAAAAGGTATAGATGATCAGGAGAAGCCTCAGTAAAAGCTTCTTTAAACTGCTCAGCATTATAGATTTTAAATCTTCTTGTAACTAAGGATGGCATTG